CAAAGTTGAAGAAGCACTTACTCGAGTACAAGATAAAAAGACTAGAGCTATTGCGCTTAAACATAGCATTGAGGTAACTCGAAGCATTGAACTTGAAAAGTTAAATTTAAGCAAAGCCAGATTGCTGTTTGATATGGAAAAGGCTAAAGGGGAAAGTAAAGGCAATCAGCATGTGGACGCTCTGCGACAGAAGATGCAAGAGAGGAAGATGAAACATGGATCCTCTTAATCGTTTTCTGGAAGCGTTAGATCTGATTGGGAAAGATACTTTGGATCTCGTAGAGCTAGAAGGGATCAATCTTAAATCTGCACAGCAAAAGGTTGAGTCGATTGATTTTGATGAGTTGATTGACCTTTATTATGATGATCCAATAGGATTTTCAGAGGATGTACTTAATTTTTACCCCGATGATAAACAGAAAGAAATCATGCTTTCCGTCAGGGATAACAAAAGAACCTCAGTCCGATCCGGGCAGGGTGTTGGCAAAACTGCAACGGTAGCCTGTATTATCATCTGGTATATGCTCTTCCGAGAAAGTGCTAAAGTGATTGCTACTGCACCAACCCGGCAGCAGCTTAACATTGTTCTTTGGCCAGAGATTGCAAAATGGTTATCTGGTACCTATGCCGATACCTTCCTCACGTTGACAAAGACCATGCTCTATATGGTTGGCTATGAGTTAGAATGGTTTGCTACAGCAAAGACCGCAACGAAGAAAGAAAACATGGCTGGTCTTCATGCCGATAACATGCTGATCATTGTGGATGAAGCCTCCGGTGTTTCCGATGAGATCCTAGAAACGTTATTAGGTACCATTACCGGCGTGGATAATCGCATCTTATTTATCTCCAATCCTACTAGGAATAGTGGAATCTTCTATGAATCACACCATAAGGACCGTGATCAATTTTGCTGTATCCACATTGATGCGGAAGAATGTGAGCGAACTGACAAAGAGAACATTGAGATGCTTAAGAGGAAGTATGGTGCTGATAGTAATGCCGTTAAGGTTCGGGTAAAGGGTGAATTCCCGGATCAGGAAGACGATGTATTTATCCAGCTCCACATGGTTATGCGGGGCATTAATACCGAGTATGACAATGATCAGCCGGTGGAAACAATTGATATTGCCTGTGACGTAGCCAGAGAAGGCGGGGATGAAACCGTTGTAGGCACTAAAATAAATAATAAAGTGCTGCCGTTTTTAGTCCGCAATGGTCAGGATACTATGGCCACTGTTGGAGATATCATGTATGCTGCAAATAAACTGCATGATCGATACCCAAACATTATCATTGTTGTCAAAATTGATGATACCGGTGTTGGCGGTGGCGTTACTGACCGCTTGAACGAAATCAAAAAGCTTGAGGAACTGCACTGGATAAGGATCTTTCCGGTAAAGTTCGGAATACCGATCAAGCACAAATATTACTATGATACTACAACGCTGATGGCTGCTATTGTCAAAGACCTTTTGAGTGAGTTTGATGAACAGGGAAACAAAAAAGCTTGTGAATTGATTCTTCCCAATGATGACGAGATGATCGCCCAGCTTACTGTCAGGAAGTATGGAATCTATGAGAGTAAAGGCAAAATCAAGCTGGAGAGCAAGAAAGAAATGAAAAAGCGAGATATAAAATCACCAGACAGAGCGGACTGTCTTTTTTTATTGTGCTTGCCGGTTACTGTGAAAGAAGCAACTACCAAGCGTGAGCGTAGGAATCGTTTTTAGGGAGGTGAGATCATGCAAAAAGTAAGAGCCAGGGTGATTACTGGCATTCAAAAATCAGAAACACCAACGGCCAAGGATGCTGATGAAAAGAAATACTCTATAGCAGATGTACTTGAACCCAAATATTCTATTTCACGTTTGCTCGAAATGAAAGAAATGTCCACAATCCTACCTCAATGTGTTGAGTCCTATAAGCAGAATATAGTCGGCTTTGGGCTTCAGTTAAAATATAAGAACGATGAGACCAAGGACAAGGAAACCCCTGAAATGATAGCAGAGTGGAATCGTATTGATTCGGCTCTAAAGTACATGCACATGGAAAAGTCATTTATTGATATTCTAAAGGATGCTATCGATGATCGGGAGACTTGTGGCAATGGCTATATTGAGGTCATTCGTAATGGCAAAAAGGAAGTAGTCGAACTTGAAAAGATTGAGGACGCTTCCAGTATTCGCGTGACAAAAAGAGGAGCAGCTGTTGACGTTACCTACTACCGTGATGGACAGAAGTTCCAGCGTAAGAAGAAATTTAGGCGGTACGTACAGATTATCTACGGTAATAAAGTTGTTTGGTTTAAAGAGTTTGGTGATCCGCGAATTATGGACATGCGAAATGGTAAATTTGACGATAGTACGCCAGTTGAATTTCAAGCCAATGAGATTTTGCACCTTAAGATTGGTAATGGTGCCTATGGAATACCTCGCTGGATCTCAGCATTGATGGACATGTATGGAAGCCGGAATGCTTCAGAACTGAATTACCGCTATTTCAAACAAGGTCGCCATTTGCCGGCTGCCATTCTAATTAAAAACGGTAGGCTGACAGAAGAGAGCGAAGCCGCTTTGACAGAATACGCTTCATCCGTTGAGGGACAGGAAAACGCCCATAAATTCTTGCTGCTTGAGACTGAAGCTTTGGAGACGGAAGGTTCATATCCGGGCATGGAAAAAGAAAAAGCCAGCGTCGATATTGATATTAAACCCCTCGCTGAGATGCTGCAGCGTGATGGGTTGTTCGTCAATTATGACGACACGAATCGTAGAAAAGTACAATCTCATTTTCGATTGCCTGATATTTATGTCGGCTACTCGAAGGACTTCAACCGAGCTACTGCTGAGACGGCAATGTTAATCACGGAGCAGCAGGTATTTATTCCGGAACGTAACTCCTTATCTTTTCTAATTACTAACATGCTGCTGGCCGACTATGAGCTAAAACATGTAAGGGTGGAGCTCAAGGAGCCTGACATTAGTAATCCTACCGATGTGGCAACTATTTTGGGTGCGATCAATAACATTGGCGGCGTAGCTATCAATGACACTCGTGAACTACTTGGTAACGTCTTAGGTAAGCAACTGGAGAACTTTGACGATGAAAGAGCTAACCTGCCAACTGCATTACTAAACCAAAGCTCACCATCTCCTGAACTGTTATTTAAATCTGCCGGTACCAATGAAAAGATCTATGGTGTGTTAAAAGACCTTCGTGACTTGTTGGAGGATCAGCGAAATGGATAAGCTGAACCGATTATTGAAAGCCATTGATGCAATTGTCAAAGAGGAAGCAGATGAGCTAGAGGAACAAATATCCGAGTTTCCTGCGGTTGATGCTACATTGACTGCCATTGAAGAGTATGAGAAGAAAGTAGCCGATTTACTGAGAAAGCAGAAAAAGCATTTCGTCAATGGCATTAATGAATTTATCGCAAAGGAAAATACTTTAGGCGATATTTTAATCTATGTAACGCAGAATCTATTCGCTTCTGACGAATTTGCCGAGGAAATGGGAGAGGAAACAGCCACTTTTCTGGAATTGACGACATCGGAGCTAACAAGCGCAATCATGGAAAGTATTGATGAGGAAGTTTCTTTTTCTACTCTCTCTAAGAAGACCGTAGACTGGATTGCAACCTGGTCCAAGGATCTAGGAAAATTGATGCAGCTAAATACTCATACGGAAGTGGAAGCTGCTTTAGCGGCTGCCATTGAAAATGGAGAAGGCATTCCGGATGCGATTAAGCGTTTAAAGGATCTGTCTGGATTTAACCGTAAGCGAGCCAGGGCAACCGCTATCACTGAAATCTTAACTGCTAATAGCCATAGTCAGCATGAGGCCTATCGGCAGTCACCAGCGGTTACAGGTAAGAAGTGGAAACACAGCGGTAAGAAGAAAAACAAGCCAAGGCCAGATCATGTCGATCTAAATGGTACGGTTGTTGAAGTGGATGAAACCTTTGATGTAGGAGGAGAAAAGGCCCAGTATCCCAGGGATACAAACCTATCTGCTAAGCAAAGAGTATTTTGCCATTGTACTATGGGACCTGAAATTGATAATAAGATACTTAAACTTTCTAAAGAAGAGAAGGAAAAGCTGAGAGATGAGGCATTACAGCAAGCTGATGACGATTATCTAAAAGAATTAGATGCCAAAGCCAAGAAGAAAAGTGATGATTGGCATAAAAATAACAAATAGGTACTGGAGCATATTCTCAGGCATAGTTTGTCCCTTTACAATATAGTAGAGGGAGGTGTTTCCTGTTTGGCACAAGAGAGCAAGATGTGTGAGTTGGAGATACATCGAACAGTAAAAGAAGCTGAAGCGGAGTTTTTGAAGCTGCAGCAGCAATATAAAGAAAATCCAACACCACAATTGAAGTTTGATCTATCTTTAAAGTACTTAGAAGTAAAGTTATTTCAAGCAAAAGTTCGAAATATGAGGAGAGATGCTAAAAAATAGTGTCTCTTTTTTCATTGAAAGGGGGTGAATAAGAAATGCCAACTGAAATAAAAAATGCTCAAATATCCTTCGTGTCCCTGGTGGACAAAGCGGCCAACAAAAAGACCTTTGCCATTATCA